TTTTAAACAATAATTATTCATTATTATACTTTTATTCTCCTACATTTCCCAATGTTTAACATTTTCAGGATTGTATCGTCCAAAATCAGGTGTAAAATTAACTCTAGTCTTATCAGGACGATGCATCTCATACAATTGGTTCAATGTAGGAAAACCATTTAAGACAGTCTCAATTGGTATACCAGCCTTTCTACTTATTCTCGTAATCTCTTTCTTTTCCATACCTCCAAAACGATAAAAAGATGCTACCAAACTATCCATCGAACTAAACTTACCAGCAGAAATACAAAACTGAAACATATGTAAGCATAATTCATGTATACGATGATTTGTACCCATACTATCATATGCCAATCCTATACTAGCTATTGCATAATCTGCCAATGTTAACCTAGGATTATTCCCCCATGCTAATTTTACTAAAAAATCATCAATATGTTTATATGGTAACACTTTAGGCATCCAATCAGGGAACTCGGCTGTACGAGCAATAAAATAACGTTTCAAAAATACAACTCCTCTCACTTTCAAGCCTCCATGTTCATCAGGAACACTCAAAAATGGAATATTTGATCTAATATTACGAATCTCCATCTTAAAAAAAATGTTAACAAACTTTGCAAATCCTTCCTCATTTATAATATCACTTATTTCTGACCCTATAGCTGATACATGATCATCACCATATACAGGAAATTGCATTCTACCTGATTGATAAACTTCTTCAATTAAGGCCGATTTATGCGGTGTCATAATTTCAACATATATTGTATAACTAAACCATAACAACGCAACAATCCAAGAATTACCATGAGAAGTCTCATATGCACCTGACGGCATGGTGCCAAAAATAATTTTCCATATACGAGCAAATATATGGACAACTTTAACTGACAAATTTTCAGTTGCTACCTGCAACAAATACATAAATATTGCATAATGAGGTGACTGTTTACTGACATAAACTGCTGCTTGTGACGAGTACAATTCTAACAATACTCTATTAATAGTAGTATCTAATGCCTTAAAATCTCCATCAAAAAATCTCATAGTAGGATCATCATACTTCATCTGTTCAGCAAATTTCTGAGCTCCTCCAAAGAAAAATTTCATACCAATTTTAATACACTTACCTCT